CGTCTCCCAACTCCAACGCTCAATCCTCAGCCTCATCACCAACCGCCCATCAGGCCTGACCTGCTTTGAAGTCGAACAACACCTCGGCCTCAAACACCAAACCGCTTCCGCTCGCCTCAACGAACTCGCCAACGCTCAACCCCCTCTCGTCATCCACCTCACCGACCCCGACACCGGCAAGCCATACCGCCGCGGTCGCTCACGCATTTATTTCGCCCCATCTCATACCCCTACGCAAACCGTCAACCCCTAGGCACATTTCCCCCATGCAACGCCTCAAATCACTTGCTCTCGTCGCTGCTACGCCTGCTGTCGTGGCTTACTACGCCTCTGTGGCCGCCATGAGCGTCTTCTGGGCCGTCTGCGCGGCATCCATACCTAAACGCATGAAGAGGGCCCTTCCTGACGGTCCTGGGCCTGTCTCACGGAGATCTGCCATGCCCTGGCCTGATGACAACGATGACTTCGACCCACAAACCGATCCCTACATCGCCTGGTTCGACGACCCACGCGTCATCGACAACTGCATCCCCTACCTCGATCGCTGCTTCCTCCTCCCAACCAATGACTCAAACCACAGATCTGATTGCTCCAACTGATCTCCTCAAGCTCATTCGTCACGCTCAAAACGAACGCGCCAACCTCGATCAACTCATCGACATCTACAAAACTCAACTACAACAACACTTCAAAGACGGCACCATCGACACCACCTTCAACGCAGGCAACATCCAAGCTCGCTACACCGAGCGCACATCCTGGAAATACTCTGCAGCCGTCAAACAACTTCAAGACCTAGAAAAACTTGAAGGTGTCGCTACAAAATCCACCTCTCGCTCCTGGACAATCTCTGAGAAAAAAGATGCCAGCTCTGACACTTGACATAATCGGCCTTCCCGTCAATCAAGGGAGCATGGTCTCCAATGGCTTCAAACGTGGGATGCGTCACTCCAATCACAAAGAACTCCTCCCTTGGCGTAACTACGTCGCCGCCACAATCCGTCAAAACCTCCCCCCAGACTGGGATCCTTCCCTCCCTGTCTCCATCACTGCTACCTTCCGTTACCCTCGCCCTCAAGGCCACTACGGCACTGGTAAAAACTCAAACACCCTCAAACCTTCAGCTCCCATTCATCACTTCGTCAAACCAGACTTAGACAAAGCTCAACGCGCCATCGGCGACAGCCTCGAACAAGGTGCCATCCTCCGCGGTGATCAACAAATCACACAATGGAACGTCTCTAAACGCTACACAATCGATCCAGAATCTCCAGGTGTCCTCCTAACCATCATCGCCCTAAAATGACGGACCCCACAATCACTAACCTCGATGACGGTTGTGTCAAAATCTGCCTCGGCACAACCTGTGGCACCGTCTCCTCTCATCACCTAATCGAACCTAAACTCAACCAACTAAAATCCCTCCGCCAATCAATGAACAAACTCACCCCCGAACAGCAAGTCCGCCTCCTCCGCACCACTCCCCGCAAACCCGGTGCTCAAGACCTCGAAGCCATGCAAAATCGTCAAATCACTCTCGATGCTCTCTATCACCTCGCAGGTCGTGACAACCCTCATCACACCCTTCATGGCCTCTACACAGGCCTAGCTCAGCATTCTCCCTCTACCCTGCCGTAGCATCCCCTTAAGGGGGATTTATTCCGCAGTGGCTAAAAAATCAACTAACGCTGAGATCACCCTCCGCGTCAACCAGATTTACGGTCTCCTCTCACGAGGCTTCTCTCGCGCTCAGATCCTGCATTACGCCACGGAAACCTGGGACTCCTCTGAACGTCAAACCGATACCTACATCCAACGCGCTCGTCTCCTCATCGAACGTGACTGCGATATGTCTCGCCCAGCCTTCATCGCTGAAGCCCTAACCCGTCTCCGTAATTACGAACAACAAGCTCACGACCTCAAACAACCCTCCGTCGCAATCCAATCAATCCAGGCTCAAGCCAAATTCATTGGCATTGATGCCAACTCCTAAACGGGGTGGGAGGAATGAGAGTGGGCCATGCCTTCAGCCTGAGAGAGAAGGGGGTGGGGGTCTGCTGATGTCATTGCTTGATCGCTGTCCTGGTGGAAAGCTTCTTGAACCACCTGTTCGTTTAGATGTACGGACTAGTGGCCTGAAGGACGAGGCCGAAGAGGTCAGGGCACGGGTTTTTGAGGATCTGCTCTGGTATCAGCGTCCGGTATGCCAAGACGTAGAGCACCGGATGGTGGCATTTGTGGCGGGATATGGCGCCGGCAAGTCGCGCACTATGGCGGCGTGGGCCACGTGCATGGCGCTGGACAACCCCAACACGGTGGGTGTTCTGTTTGCTCCGACTGGTCCCCTGGTCCGTGACGTCTTGATCAGGACGCTTGAGGACTACTGGGAGCACATGGGCATTGAGTTTGAGTTCAGGGCTAGCCCACTGCCTGAATTCAAGGTGTTCTTGCCGATGGGTCCTGTTGTGATCCTGTGCAGGTCAATGGAATCGTGGCAGAGGATTATCGGTATCAACGCCTCGTTTATTGGCGCCGATGAAATCGATACGTCGAAGCAGGAGTTGGCGTCTCGGGCGGTGGAGAAGTTTCTTGGCCGCTTACGTGCTGGTGAGCGGCGTCAGATCGGGATGTTCAGCACGCCTGAGGGCTACGGCGTTCTCTGGAAGCTCTTTGAAGATGAGGGCGATCGTCCTGACCGGCAGCTGTATAGGGCGAAGAGCACGGATAACCCTCATCTACCGGAGGACTTCATCGACGGGATGAGGGCGAACTATCCGCCTGCGCTGTTGAAGGCATATCTCGAAGGGGAGTTCTGCAACCTGACGGCGGCTGCTGTCTATCCCGACTTTGATCGGGTGCTGAATGCAAGCGACGTTGATCGTCCTACCGAGAACGACGTGATCTGGGTTGGGGTGGACTTCAACGTGGAGCGCTGCGTGATGGCAGTGCTAGTTCAAAGATCTAATGGCCTGCATGTGGTCCAGGAATGGGTGGCAAGGGACACCCCTGGTGTGATTGAGAGGTTGCGGCAGGAGTATCAGGGGTGGATTGATCATGGTCAGCTGATCGTGTGCCCTGATGCTGCGAGCCAGAGCCGGAGCACGAAGAACGCCGGCATCTCGGACTTTGGGTTGATGAAGCAGGCGGGGTTAAGGCTGCAGACGCAGGCGAGCAACCCGTTCATCAGAGACCGGGTGCTCAGCGTGAATGTGGCGATATTGAATGCGAAGGGAGAGCGGAGCTTGTTTGTGCATCCGCAGTGCAAGCTGATGTTGAGGGGATTAGAGCAGCAGGCTTATGACCAGGCGACGCAGCAGCCGGAGAAGGGTGATGGTGGAGAGGATGATTTGAGCGGACAGATGGATTCTTTAGGCTACGCAGTGTGGCAAATCCGCGGCATCAGGCCATGGAAGACAGGGAGCAGCACTGTTTCCGTGTGGTGATTGGTGGGGCGGTCTAGCCTGGCGCCATACGCATAGGTATGAGTGAGGGTGCTTGTCGCCTGTGAATACAGCGGGCGAGTGAGGGACGCGTTTTTGCGTCATGGGCACGAAGCGATGAGCTGTGACCTGCTGCCAACAGAGGTAGCGGGGCCTCATTACGAGGGCCCTGTAGAGGATGTGATTGGTGAGGGCTGGGACCTGATGGTTGCGCATCCGCCCTGCACCTACTTGGCGCAATCTGGGATGCACTGGACGGCCAGGGGGCTTAGGGACCCTGGGCTGACAGAAGAGGCGCTGTCATTTGTTCGGATGTTGATGTCGGCACCAATCGAGAGATGGTGTATTGAGAATCCGGTCAGCGTTATTAGTTCGCGGATACGAAGACCGGACCAGGTGATTCAGCCATGGGAGTTTGGTCATGGGGAGACGAAGGCGACGTGTTTATGGCTGAAGAACTTGCCGAGGTTGAGGCCAACTGAGTATGTGGAGGGACGCGAGGAGCGGGTGTTAATGATGGGCCCCGGGCCTGAGAGATGGAAGGAGCGTTCGCGGACGTATGAGGGGATAGCGGAGGCGATGGGCAGTCAGTGGGGAGGGCGAGTGTTGCCACCGTTGATGAATCAGCTGAGTTTGGTGTGACTAGTCGGGATCACTTGTCCTTTTTGGCCCAGGTGGCCAGTGTTCATTCGCCTGCCTCTTCGAGCTTCTTCTTGGCGAACTCGCGTGCGCTATCAGTGCCGATCTTGTAGCCGATGGGGGCTACGGCGAGGCCTGCGACAGTGCCAAGGCCTTCGATTTGATCTTCAGGTTTGCCGCTGTTCATGACGCCGACGAGGACGGCGGCCGCGAATGCAAAGCCAAAGCCGTGGAGCCAAGGGGTAATGGTGCGTCGGTTGAGGGCGTAGTAAATCCAATAGAAGGGGAGGTAAGCCTGAAGGAATACGCGACCCCAGCTGGTGTCTTGTTGTCTGGCTTTCCAGGCTTCGATTTGAGCTTGGGTGGGGGTGTTGTTGTTGGTCATGTGATTAGGGGGAAGGACTAACTGTTGTCTTCAGCGGCTTGGATGACTTCATCGGCCAGGGCGTAGGCCTTGGCTTCGTTTTCTGGGGTGCGGTTGCCCACGTGGATGGAAGTGATGAGAGATCCGCTGCCTTCGACATCAACGAAGACGCCTTGTCGGTTGCGATAGACAAGGATTGCCACGGGCCCACCGAATAAGCCGGCCATGAGGACAAGGCTTTGCCATGCGTTGTAGTCCTTGCCGTCAGTGGCGGAGCCCATGGCGATGTTGACCATGAGGCCAGCGGCTAACCAGCCAACCCAAAGTGGTGCGGTGCTGCCGGAGTTACGTCGGATGTTGACGTTGGTGGATTGGATTTCGGCACCGCGAGCGCGTTCGCCTGAGACGAAGCGAAGGATGCCGCGTTTGTCTACGCGGAAGGGAGGTTGAGTGCGTAGGCGTTGAGCGTTGGCGAGTTCTGTGTTGTTCATGTGACTAGAGAGACTGACTAGCGATAACGGGCTTCGTAGCCACTAACAAAGAAGCCGATAGCAGCTAGGGAAACGACGGGGATAGCAGCGCCAACGATGCAGAGGATGATTCCTGCTGTGATGCGTCTTGTTCCTCGGGAGGGGGGAACGTGAGGAGTGATGGCGGTTGTTGTGTTGCTGGTGTTGTCGGCGGGTTGATTGAGGTTGGCGCGGTAGCTGAGGCCAGTACCTGGTATGCCAACGGTTGCTGTACCGCGGCTGTTGAGGGTGAGGCCGCGGCCACCGACGCTGGTGGAGATGCCTGATTTGGAGAGGTTGAGGCGAACGCCGGGGGCGATTTTGATGCGGCGTTGAAAACGGAATCCCATGTGATTAGAGGTGGTGACTAGTTGTTGGGTTGTTTGAAGCAGAGGTACTCAAAGAGTCCGATCACAGACGCGGGAGTCTGCAGCTCCATCCAAAAAGCCTCGGCTTCGTTGACGGAGGTTGAGGAGGAGTAGGAAGTGGTGAGGATCTTTGCGTAGTGAGGTGCTTTGGCGTCTAGATCACGCCAGATGCGAGGGTGATATTCAGGTTTGAAGGCAGTCGAGCCAGTACAGGCCTGCATGACGTGAGTGGCTTCATGGGAGAGGACTTCCCAGAGGGCATCGGGGTCATCGGCTGAGACGTTGTTGTCGCAGATGACTAGCTCGTCAATCTTTTTGTCAGCGTCGAAGAGGTAGTAGCCAGCTTTGTTGTCAGGGCAGTTTTTGCCGACGATTTTGGTGCCTGATTCTTCAATGAGGTTGGCGAGGGTGCCGATGTCGCGTTCTGTGGCGGCCTGAGCGGGAGCGGAGAGGCCGATTGCGAGGAGGAGTGGGAGGAAGGAGGTGTGGAAGTTCATGTGATTAGAGATGAGGACTAGCGGGCGTTCATGAGTGTTTGTGGGCAGGTACTGGCGAGAGCGGCCATATAGGTGCCTTTGAAGGTGCCGTTGTTGTGGGCTGCCATAAGTGGAGAGGCGTAGCCAGCGGCCATTGTTTGGTAGGCGGCGTTTTCACCTGCTTTGCCAGCGGGCATGCCGTTGCGGATGTTTTGGCAAGTGCGCTGAGCGGCGTAGTTGGCCCAGGCGGGTGCTGCGTTTGCCGGTGCGGAGAGAAGGAGAGCAGCAGCGAGGAGGAGGAGCTTTTGCATGACGTGGAGGAAGTGAGTCTCAGGGTGCGACCCCCTTGGACTTCCTAAACATACCCCAGGGGGTATACCCCTGGGTAGGGCTTTACCAAACGTAACCTCATACGACTAGACAGGGGGTCTACTCCAAAGGCATGGTGAACACAGAGAGAGGCGCCGTCCCCTAGCCGGGTCTCGCGCCTTCTCTCCTCAAACCTTCCAGCCCTACGCTTACGTAGTGGTAGTGACGCCCATGGCTAAGCGCATCTACAAAAGGGACTCCCGCGGTCGTTTCGCCCCGACAGGTGCGGCTAAGGGCAAAGCCGGACAATCCAAGAAGTCAGCTCAGGAGCAAAACTGGCCATCCATCAAGGATGCAAAGCCTTCAACTGACGTCAAATACTTCGAGGGCCTGGGTTGGGCTCCAACGATCAAGGGCAAGGGTCGCGGGCGTTGATCGGGAAAGTCAGGCCGAATCGCTCCGCAGCAGTAGCTGTTTGGTCATGTCCCTGAGTGCTTCCACTTGAAGCATCAGGTTCAAGGTGACGGCCCTCAGCTTGTCAATGTCTTGGCAAGCGTTGATCTCGCGCTTGGCCGCTTCGATCGTGAATGCTCTGCTGAGTTCAGTGTTGTCGCTCAAAGCAGGCGGGCAACTTCGCACAAGCTGCCAAAGCCACTAGAGAATGTCACTAGCCCTGCGTAGGCTTAGGCAGGGACAGGGAACCTAGGCCTGGGGTTTGGCGCAATGACTTTCTTATCTCCGAGCGTTGCACCCGGAGTGCCTTGGACCGGCACTCTCGACGCACAAGCTCTGAGCGGGGAGAAAGACGATCCTGGCGCTCGCGACCCCCAGGTCCTGGCGATGATGGGCGCTTGGGAGCGGGTGCGGATGGCGCTCGCCAGTAGCAGTGATTTACGTGCTGCAGGCACGCGTTTTATTCCTCAGCTGCCTGGTGAGGATGAAGATGGCTACCGGGCACGTAGCAGCAAGTTTGTCCATGTTCCTTGGTTTGAGGAGCTGACTGAGCTTGCAGTTCATAAGTTGTTCCGCAAGACCTTGAACTTCCGCACGGAAGACAAGGACCTAGAGGACTGGACTAATGACGTGGATGGGTCTGGGACTGACCTAGAAGCGTTTTGGAAGCTGGTCACGAAGGTCGCGGTTCAATTCGGTCACTGCCATGTCCTCGTTGACATGGCGACGGATGTGGCGCCGCGCACTCTGCGGGAACAGAAGGAGCTGAAGATTCGCCCCAACCTGTTTGTCATTCGTCCTGAGCAGGTGGTGGGCTTTAGGACAGAACGTCGTGCTGGTCGTGAGCGTCTCGTTCAGTTCCGGTATTTGGAAATCGCGCAGAAGCCTGATGGGGCCTATGGCAGCAAGTGGGTTGAGCGCGTGCGCGTGCTGGAACCAGGCAAGTTCGAGCTATGGGAAAAGAGTGAAGGTGGCGGGCAGGGTCGTTGGGAGCTGGTTGAGAAGGGCCGTTACGACCTGCCTGAGATCCCGATCTGCACTGTGTATGGCCGCAAGGAAGCTGCGTTTGTCAGTGCTCCACCGCTGCTTGAGGTGGCGAACCTCAACTTGCTGTATGACCTGGCGCTCTGTGATCACTCTCATCAAATGTCGGTTGCTTCGACGCCAATCCTTGTCTTGAAGGGATTTGACGAGCACCAACCGAAGCTGACGGTCAGTGTGAATCGTGCACTGGCGATGCCTCCTGAGGGTGACGTGAGCTATGTGACGAGTGATTCGGCTGCGTTCCAGGCACAGGAGGACTACCTGCAGTACCTGGCTGATCGCATGAATCAAGTTGCGATCGTCGGGTTCAAGGAGCAGAAGAACGCGGCTGAGGCTGCTGCGGCCAAGCGAATGGATCACTCAGATGAGGATTCAGCGCTGAGCACGATTGCGACAAGCATTGAGCAGGCACTCAAGGATGCAGTGGATTGGGTGCTTGAGTACATGGGCAGCAGTGCTGAATACGACTACGGGATCCCTGACAACCTGAGCGACGAGATGCTGGCTGCACAGGATGTGGCTCAGCTGTTGGCGCTGCAGAACAGCGGTGTCATCACGAAGGAGACCTTGCTGAGCACGTTGGTGAAGGGTGAGGTGCTGGATATTGACCCGACTGAGGAAGCAGAGCAGGCAAGCCAGGAATCACTGGATGATCTGATGGCGAATCAGGAAGTGATCCAGAGCTTCTCGAATGACGAGCGAGAAGAGGAAAGCACTAATCGCCCTGAATAAGATGACCTCATACGCCTCGGTATGGATGGCTCTTTGGATTCCGGGTCCGTGGGGACCTTTCAAGAACTTTCCTGCTGAGAGTCCTCATCAACAGGCGATCGCTGATCGCGAGGAACTGGAAGTAAAGCCGCGTCGTCGTGGACGCAAGACTGAGGACAAGTGATGGCTAGCACCATTGTTAGCGCTGGCATTGTTTCTGGCGATCTGATCATTGGGCTATCAGACGGCACGATCATCAATGCTGGTCGTGCTCAGGGTCCACAGGGTCTGACGGGTGACCGTGGCCCAATGGGCAACATGGGCAAGGCTGGTGAGGACGGGAACACGATCCTGTCGTCTGACGGCTACCCAGGCCCTGACCTTGGTCGTGAAGGCGACTGGGTGATCGACAAGGTCCATTGGGAGATCTACGGCCCGAAGGCAGGGGACAACTCAGCGTGGGGCAAGGGTCAACCGTTACTGGCTAACCGTGCCAATGCGAAGGGTGAGGTCACTCATGGTGATCGTTGGAAAGCAGGCGGCGGTCGGTTTTTCCCGATGGGTGCTGCATCGGCCGGCATCTCAGTCCCTGCATCAACAGGTGATGGCCTGGAGCCGATTGTCGGTAACGGCCAGCCACTTGGTGCCAACATCTGGACCCCGCTTGCTGTCGATGCTGCAGGCGACCTGATGGAGGTCACCCTCTATTTCCGCCGCGCTGGTGGCAATGAGGTCTATACCGCCAAGGTCGTGGCTTATCGCGTCAATACCGTTGGTGATCTGACGATTGCATGGGAATCGGTGACCCCAAATACACTCCCTTACATCGTGGAATTTGATGCGCCCGTGAATGGTCAAGAGCTGACCTTGCGCATCCGTTCCAGCATTGACTGGGACGAGATTCGCGGGAAGATCGTCAAGCTCTAATTCTTAGACTGAGTAGGTACTCGGGTCCGTGAAAACGGGGGTGCCTTCTCATGACTGGAACGCCAATCGGCGGCGA